GACGACTTGAAAAACAATTTCGGCGGTGTGAGCACGGCGGCTCTTGTTCGTGTATCATATAACGACCTTATCAATGGCACATACTCGGCGGTAGCTGCAAGCGAGTCACCGTGGGCGATGGTTCCAAGAACGTATCCTCAGATCAGTGACGTTACCGATCTTCAAGACGAGTTGGATCTTAAAGCTGATAAATTGAGAACAACTAAAAGAATCACATCAGGATACACTGTCCTGGCAACCGATGACGTGATTTTCGGTGATACCGATGGTGGGGATTTCACGGTGAACCTACCAGCCGGGATAGACGGAACGGATTTTAAGTTCATCAATGCAGGCTCCAACATCCTGACGATCTCCCCTGATGGTACTGAAACGATTTTTGGAGCGGCTTCTGATGTGACCTTGAACTCAGGAGATGTGTTAGAACTTACTTATGAGCCAACAAAAGGATGGTGGTAAACTATGTCACTGATAGATAGAACCGGAAATATCAAAAAGTTCGGTGGAACTATTTACTACGTTTCTACTGCTAATGGTAGTGATGCAAATAGTGGATTGAGTCCCCTGCAACCCCTACTAACCATAGGGGCGGCTATTGGGAAATTCTCAGTCGGTGATGCAGCAAGTATTATGGCGGGGGTGTATGACGAAATTGACTTGGACCTGAACGTCAGTTCATGTGAATTATGGGTCGAGATTGGTGCTCAGATAGCTCCGGCTTCTGCAAGTAGCCCAGCACTAACAGTATCGGCTCCATTTTGCAGAGTTACATGTCCCGGTGGATCTTTAAAGGTAACCCCTGCGGCCTTGATGACTGGGATTCATGTAACCGCTGCCGGAACTTTCTGCTATCTCAACGACATCCGTGTTTCTTGTGGTAGTTCTGCAAATATTGGATACGATATTGAGGGTGCTGGTACTGATATTAGGATGTGCCGATGTGCTGATCCAAAAGTGGCCGCATATAAAATCCAAGCTTCTAATGTCAGACTGCAAGACACTTGCACAGGCGGCAGTGTTGCTGATTCTATCGGTTTCTGGATAGTATCAGGTGATAAAGCTAGGTTGAAGGATTGTGGCAGCCAGGGCCATAGTGGAGCCGGATATCAAGTTGATACTGGATGCACAAACGGAGTCGTCGAGGGCTGTTATTCTGGAGGTGGTGACGGTAAATGGACCGATGCTGATGACTCATTCGTGTGGTCAGATTTTAAGTACGACAATATAGTTTACAAAAAGATTGATTTGGGTGGAACGGCTACCCACAATGTGTATAAGTTGACAGGATCAATCGAACTAGAAGAAATACAGGCGCACGTTACGACTGCACTGGTTGGATTAAATACTGATGTATATTTGCAAATATACAATAGTGATACTGATAGTGATGATATCACACTAAACACCGGTACTGATATGGGTGCTGCTGTAGTAGGTAGTCTCCTGATTAAGACTGAAGATCCAAACAAGAAAATCACATTCCTCAGTGCTGCTGCCCCTAACGTCAACAAAAGTTCCGACCCAAATAAAAAGGGAGTTACACTTACCGCCACGGAAGGGGTGGGTGTTACGACATGGATTAGATTTGTTGTAGGTGGGGACGATAATACTAGCGGTGTACTGCATTTTCATGCTAGCTGGAGGCCTAGAACAGATAGCGGATTTTTGACACCTGCCTAATTCGAGAATGTATGAGGGTTTTTGAAATATAGAAGGAGTTCCTATCAACTCGACATAATTAAGCGAGGCCGCAATGACGATGATAAATCAAGGTAAGATGTCGATATTCTGCCATAGGTGTGGAACGGAGATCCCCCTGATACAGTCGTCCCTGATTGAGAAGGGACAGTCGATCGAGAAGGCATACGGCATCTGCAAGGATTGCTGTATTGTCATGGAGATGACTGAAATCGATGGAAACGTCGGCTGGGATAAGAAGAAAACTTATCACGGCAACGAGGCTTTTGATATCATGGCCCGGTTGATCTCTCAGCTTACTGGAGAGTAGTAGTGTTAAACGGGAATGAACCGATCCAACAACAGACTACCAAAGATTCTATTGGTCCTTTGGACTTTGGTATACCTGAACTAGAACTACGTGAGAGCATCCAGGATGACGGAGGGGCCGAGATATCAGTTGGAATTGATGGCTTCAATATGTCTTTGGAGGACACGTCGGTTGGAACTATCATAGTAGTATTCATCGTGTGCATGACTATCGTAGCTTGTGCATACTTACGGTATGCCAGCCCAAACCGAAAAGAAGCGAAAGATCGTAAGACCCGACAAAACATGAAAGCTATCATAGATCGTGAAGGAGGAGTAGATGACTGAGAGCACTGGGATTGGATTTAGTGTCGCAGATCTTCCTGAGCCGCCACCGGAGCGTGTAGACGAGATCATTGAAGACAAGTTTGAACCCGCAGAGAATTTTGCGTTTGTCGGTGCAGGGCAAGGAGGGAGTAAGATTGTTGATGCCTTCTATCAGCTCGGTTATCGACGTGTCCTTGCAATTAACACGACTCAGCAGGACTTAGTGGACTTGTCCATCCCGCAGGACAACAAACTACTGCTACGCTCGTCAGTTGAAGGTGCTGGAAAAGATCCCGCACGCGGCGCAGAGGCCACCCAGAACAACCGTGATGACATCTTCGACGCCATGCAACGATGCTTTGGGCAGAAGGTTGACCGAATCTTCATTTGTATTGGAGCCGGTGGCGGTACCGGTACCGGTGCAGTAGACCCGCTGATCAACATCTGCAAAGAGTTCGCTCAGTTCGCAGACATCGAAGATCCTGTTGACCTGAAAATCGGTGTTGTGTGCACATTGCCGAAGAACTCCGAAGGACAGAAGACGAGTGAGAATGCGTACCACGTGTTCAGTCAACTGCTCCGGCATGTAAATGACAAGGTTATCTCACCACTGATGGTCTTTGACAATGCACAACTGCACAAGCTCATGCCAAAACTACCGGTCAAGCAGTATTGGCCGACTGTGAACCGGTTCATGATCACGCCTTTACATGCCTTCAACATAATGGCCGCACAAAGCAGCCCCTACACTACCTTGGATCGTGCGGACTTCCGTACGCTACTGGAGTCTGGTTGTGTGATCTTCGGCTCCAGCGCAGTGAAGGACTGGTCCAGTGAGACCGCTATCAGTGAAGCACTGAGGCGTAACTTTTACTCAGATCTGCTGTCCGGTGGATTTGACATAGGCACTTCTAGCATCGGTGGGGCCATTGTAGTGGCCGATCCAAGTATCATGGAGGAAGTACCTCTAGAAACCCTGGAGTATGCCTTCTCGACCGTCACACGGATGATGGAACGTAACTCCATGCTCCATCAAGGCATCTATGAATCAGCAACAAAGCACTTAATGGTCTACTCGATGCTTGGTGATCTGAATGACCCGTTGGAGCGCCTAGCCACGTTGAAGAAGTTTGCTGGCATTACTACAACTACTGAGGGGTAAGTGGACCATGAGTGAAGAAACACTACAGCTGATACTGGGATCACTTGGTCCTATTATACTGGTGATCCTGGGTTGGGTAGGCCAAGCACTCCGTAAACGGATCAACGCACAGACTGGTAATGAGCAGCTGAAAAACTCTCTTATCAGCCTGGAAACTGTCACGGAAGATGTAGTCCGATTCTATATGCAGGCGCACGTCACACAACTAAAAAAAGATGGTGTGTTCGATGCAAAAGCAGCTGCAGTGATACGTACTGAGGCACTTGAGAAGATTCAGAGCATGCTTGCACCAGCAATTGTGGCTTATCTGAAGCTTCAGTTCGCATGTGACTCCGACGAAAAGTTGCAGTTGTTCTTGACCACGAAGCTCGAATCGATACTGACACGGGTAAAGTCAAATGGACCTACGACGACAACCGACGCTGTCTGAATTATTGCCGGGGTCTGCGGATGCCCACTCCGCGCCCGGTCCCCGCGTACGAGGATCTGCCACTGGTGGACTCTCGTATGCTGGGGACTCTTTATCAGCCTGGGCAAGAGTCAATACCAAGTTCAGCCGATTCGATGGGTTTATCGAAGCACGAGCAGTTCATAATCTCTCCACCAATGCTACCTCAGCGGACATGACTTTCGGTATAACCTTCTGATATTATTCATGTAAAATTTATAAATTTTTCTCTTTACTTGTGCTAGCCACTATGATAGAGTGGCTGATGTTCGCTTGTGTTTTGTATTCCGTAAAAGCTAAAGGAGATAGTCATGGTAAAAGAGATTCTGGTACAAGTGTCGAGTCCTGAAGGTGATGATCTGGTCATCTTCCCCAATGATGAAAAGAAACAAGCAGAAATTTTTATCGCGGAGCAGCTGAGTAAGCGAGATGTTGATGTCAAGGTATGGCGTGGAATCGTCCTGGACATCCGGCCACGAGTCATAATCAGTACAGCCTCGGACACCCCCGGTGAAGGCAACGAAGATTCAGATTCGACGGACGATCAATAATGCCGTGCCGCTCGGATTCAGCTCTGAATCTGATAAATGCAGAGCCGTCGTATGGAGCATCCCCTTATGTTCTTACCCGGCTCTGTGTTTTATTTTCACCTGATGTACCGGCTCCTGCAAAGTGCCTGTATAGCACTATTGTTGCGTTCGCCTGGAACCAAAAACGCACTGCATTTCCCTCCGTTCGTACGCTCGAATTGCTACTTGGGCTGAAACGTACAGCAATACACAATAATATGGTAATCTTGAAGGACGCTGGTTTGCTCTCTTGGAGGCGAAGAGGAGGTGGTCGCACCAACCTGTACAGAATTGAACCAATACCTGAAAGATTCAACCTTTACCTGGATTCTGTGTGGCCGATCAGACCCGAAAAAATGCCCTCATCCAGCGGTACTGGAATCAACGATTTAGACTATTTGGATGTTCAGAAATGTGAACATCAAAAACCACGACAAAAATGTCCTGATGTTCAGATATCTGAACATAAAGTAATAAAAGAGAAGATAAGAGAAGAGAAGTCTCCTTCGGAGACTATGTCGGACGCTTCGCGCCGACGTCATATTTCGGACAATCAGATTTCCCCTGGATTGGGATTACGAAGAAGACCAGCTGATGAGATTGACAAGAATTTTGGAAAGCCCCGATCGGTTTCCTCAGCTTCCAGTCTTGGGGATATTCCTTCAGCACTTGGCGGTGTGATGATCGGAGCTAATCCCACGATTACCTGCACACGCCACAGTGGACCGAGGCAGGGTCAGAAGTACAGCATGAAGAATCCTCGGATTGCAGCATACCGGTCATACGTCGTGAAGCGTGATACCGGCAAGCTTGGTACACTGACGCGGAAGGAGTTAGAGATTCACTATCTGCTGGCGTGGGAGAAGTATCGTGGACCAACCGGCGCAAGATGGTTTCCTTCAGATCCGGTTTTCATGAAACTGGTGTCTGACCAAACGAGGCAAGTTGGGACGGAGGCTGTGGTGAACTACATCACTTTCTGCTTTCAGCAGTGGGATCTGATATCACGGTCATGGTCTAAAGCGCCGAAGTCCCCAAGTGTCGAGGTGCTGTTCAAGCTGTTCAGAGTATTTTATCCGTGGTTCGAGGCTGGCGAAGTTCCTGTCGATGGGGTGACCGAACGTAACTTCAGCTCGACTCACGAAAGTGAAGAAGACGAAATAAACAGATTGTTTGCTCAGATGGAAGGTGAGAAGTGATGACTACTACCGCACCGTTCCGGCGTACGCTAAACGTCGTGTGGACTGAGGATGGATCATTTGGTTTTGTGGAGGTATGGGAGAACTTGGGCAGGGATGGTGGTGTACCCAAGCGAGTACTGAATCATCGTTGCCGTGATACTGACGTTGCTCGTATTGTCCGCAACACCGCAGCGCGGTTCCGGATACACCGGAATGCAATTACATTTCCTACGAAACCTGGAAAAAGCGATGGATCTTCGAGCACTGACAAAGACTGATCTGCTGAGAGCACGTATACCGGAGAAGTTCCGGGAAGCGTCTTTCAGTAATACCCCGGCTGGTGAGGATCGGGACATGCTGATCAAATATCTTCGTACTCTGGGAGAGATGAAGAAGATCGGCTATGGGATAGCTTTGTCCGGTCAGTCTGGGATCGGTAAGACGACTGTGATGTGTGCGATGCTCAAAGCGTTAATGCAGATGGGTCAGTCTGTCCTGTTTATCTCGGCTTATGAGCTTCGTGGTATCGTGCTGGGCGATGACCCACCGTCTGATGGTGATCCGTGGCCTACGTTCGACGAGGTACTGAACTGTGGTTTTCTGCTGATCGATGACTTCGGGGCAGAGTACAGTTCTGTCCGGCAGTTCACAGAGTTTCTTTTCGCCGAGGTGTTCACCCACCGTTTCCAGAAACATAAGCCTGTACTCCTGACCACGAATATCTCGTTAACCGATGTCGATAAGCGATATGGTCATGCAGTATCCTCACGATTCTCAGAATCGATGTGCTACAAGCGTGTGAGTGACTGGCCTGTTTATCGGCAGGGTGAGAGTCTTCGTCGTAGGAAACTTCTGTTGGGTGGTGATTGATGGATCTGTCGACACGAATCATGCCTGATGTCCTGGTGGATGCAGATCTTGTCATCGTACGAGATCCTTCATGGCGTAATAAGCTGGCTCGGTGGACGAAGGATCGTATTGCGCCGTCGTTTTCCATCGACCCTGATTTCTTAGTGTGGGTGGATGAGTCGTGGATGGATTGGAAACGTGGGTATGATACAGGGATGATCTTGTACTCGGTCGACTGGACATTCCGGTTAACTGCTCATGCTGAAGTGTGGTTTGAACTGCAGAAAGAAGCAGTGATATTTCGATCTTCAGCCGTTTACCCGTTCAAAACCCGGTACGAGGTGTACGAGTGGATGAAAAAGAATGCTGTTCAGCGTGCCTACACGGCCCGTGAGGACACGATAAGCATGTTACACGACATGAGTATCGCCCCATGGCGTAATTCATCATCCTACGCCAATGTGGAAGATTTGATAACGATGCAAAGACGAACTCGACGGAAGAAATACTGAAATGGATTTTGAACGTGTATTCCTGACGCTGACAATTCGCAACAATCAAGCGCGAGACGCGATTGAATGTCACATAGAAGATAACTTTTTCAGCAAGAAGAACGATAATCGTGCGGTGTGGGTATTCATACGCAAGTTCTTCTTGCAGTACCAGACTACTCCTTCGATGGACGTGACCAAAGCCGAGTTCCCGGACTGGGATGAGGAAGTAGCTGATGCTACGTTTGAATGGCTTTGCGACAAATTACAGGAGAGGTGGGTCTATAACCAAATCAACACTGAGATGCTGAAAGTGTCGGCATCCCAACAACGCCGTGAACCGTATAAATCGCTAGATATCATTACCTCGACTTCGATTCGTTTGGGTGATGCTGCACGGCGCGGTGAGGATGTTTCATGGGTTGGTACTGTTGAGGACCGTATTGCACGATACAAGTTGATCAAGGAGCGTGGTGGTCTAGTAGGGATTCCGTTTTACTGGGACTCGTTGACCGCTGCAACCGGTGGGAAAGCTCCGGGCAACTTCATTGTTATTACTGCAAGAATATCCGTCGGAAAAACCTGGATCGAGGCCATAGATGCTCATTACTCGTGGGGACAGGGCCACAAAGTTTTATTCTTTTCGAAGGAGATGGGCTACCAAGAGATTTTCGAGAGGAAGGATGCTATACATGCTCATGTTCCTTTCTATGATTTGCGCAGAGGCCAGCTTGGCGATGAGTTAGAGGATGTGTATTTTAAGCAGCTAAGTACGTTGAAGAACAGTACCTCGGACATTTGGGTAGTGAGTGATGATGATGGCGGAGGTGTCGCTGGTATCGACGCTAAGATTGCCAAGTACCACCCGGATATTGTGTACATTGATGGTTTGTATTTGATGTCTGATGACATGGGTGGTTCTGGTAGGGTTGAGCGGCTTGCAAACATATCACGTCAGATCAAACTGCTAGCCAGTAAGAGAAAGATTCCAATTATTGCAACCTCGCAGCTGAATCGAGAAGGCGGCAAGAGGAAGGGCAATAATCTCGGTAATATATCATGGGGTGATGCGTTGGGGATGGACGCTGATATTGTGATTGAGCTATTCCAAGATGAGGCTATGCGAGAGTCTGTACCGCAGCAGTTATTTGCATCATTATCGAAGTTTCGTCAGGGTGGCGGTGTGCAATGGGAACGCACATTGAACTGGGATATGGAGAGTATGCTTTTCAATGAATTGGACGTACCGGAAGGAGATAATAATGTCGCGACACCGGCAGAACAGAGCGCCATTACAACGGAAGACCTCTTCCAATCGAAATTCTGATGACTACTTTTACCACAAGACCTATGAAGACCTTGCTCTTGCATACAGGGTGAGACGTGATGGCATGCCGGTGAAGTATCGGACTTTCATGACTCATTGTGTTGATGTGGCAGAATGGGGCTGCATGCATGGATTTGATATCAGTACCGCTCGTGGGCTAAAAGTGATTATTGACAAGTCTGCGGCGGAGTTTTACCGGTGTGTCATTGGTGAGTATCGTGTGTATTGCATAACCATCGATGACCAGTGGGTCCATGTGTGGAGGCGTCGTTGAAGTCGGACGCGATCATAAAAGTCCTTGATCGACTCGGCTATAACGATCGGGATTATCGTGTGGGAGAGAAGGACGTATGGATCAAGTGTCCGTTGGCTCCTTGGACTCATGCTAAGAGAATTGACACATCACCGTCATTGGGGATTAAGATTGATGGTAGTGGTCCTTCTGTGGTCCATTGTTTTGGATGCGGCTACAAAGGAATACTGAGTGGCTTAGTACGCACGCTGGATGACTACGACAACTCACGTGATTACGATGGGTTGGCCTACCAAATTGACGAGACTGAGCTGTATTCATATGACTGGGCAACTCAGTTTGAGCGGCTACGGACGAAGACGGATCCGGTGTTGTCCAACGAAGCAGTGATCGCGTGGTCGGGGGTCGTTCACAAGTACATCACCGAGCGGAAGTTCAGAGATGAGACACTGTTGGCGTGGCAGATTGGGTGGGATTCGTTTCGGCGCACAGTGGTGTTGCCGGTTCGTGATCGTGTTCACAATTTGGTAGGTGCTGTTGGGAGGTTTGTTGATTACGGCAAGAATCCACGCATTGGAACGAAGTATTACAACTATTGGAAATTTAAAAAATCGAGGTACTTAGTTGGTGAGCATCTGGTTCGACCTGGGTCATGCGTGGTCGTGGTAGAGGGTGCTTTGGATGCGCCGAAACTATGGCAGTTCCTGAATATGAGGGGCATGTTGAATCGTTTCGGTGTTGTATCAACGCTGGGGTCGGAGATATCATACTACCAAGCTCAGCGTCTTGTTGGGCTGGCTGTCTCAGTTATCCTCATGTTTGACAATGATACCGCTGGTCGCAAGGCGACGAGTAAAATGAAACGATATCTTGATGACCAGCTTCTTGTTCGAGAAGCAGTCTACCCAGACTGGGCTGAGGGCGAGGATCCGGATTCACTAGTTGATACTCACCCGGAGGCAATGCTTGAGATGCTGGAACAACCAAAGTTTTTGTTTTGATCGTAAAAAATATCTTTACTTTGGTGCTTTAGTATGCTAAGTTCAACTATAAATTCTTGTGCTCCTGTCTTACTTACTCTAGAGGAGAGAACTGAAATGACTGAACAGAATGCGGATATGGGTTGGAATGATGAAGAGGTAGAGGCGGCGAAGAAAGAAGCGGCAGAGAGATCAGCTGGTGGTGACCAGCTTGAATGGCTGATAAACAACCGCAGTAATGGTCGTAATCGGTATAGCCTGAAGGCTGGGACGAAGGGTTTGTGTACAATAGTCCAGGCTGCTCCTTTGCGGTTCTGGGAGCATCAGTTCACATTCGGTGGAAGCTTCTTTAACTTCGAGACTGCTTTGAAGGGGATGCTGAAGGAAGGTGACGAGGATGTACTCAAGCAGTTCAGTGAGCCTTATCGTGTATGGTTGTTCGCGTGCATCGATCACGAGCCGTACGTCACGAAGCGTGGAGATACAATCGAAGATCGTATCAAGTTCATCCCGGCGAAGCTCCAGAGTATGGATTTCTTCGATGAGATGAAGTCTGAGCATAACGGTGACTTGTTTGGTCTTCATTGTAGAGTCATGAGGTCGAACGCTCAGATGTCACCTGCTATTGGTGACACTTGGTTACCCAAAAAGGTGATAACTCGTGGCGAACTGGCCAAGGACTTCACTGAGCAAATGGAGTTGGTCGATAAGTTGATGGTGGATAATGGTAAACTGCTGCGTAGTATCTTCGCGGCTCGTACAATCAGTGAGTTGAAGCAGATGTATGGAAGTGGCGGCAACAAAAATGAGACACGTCCCAATAAGGGTTATGCGGACCCCGGCAATGGTGCCGCTAACGATGACGATGAAAGTGATCTGCCTTTCTAGTCGACCCGTGGTAGCGTCTCACGATGGGGCCGGTCCTCCGGCCCCTAGTATATGGAGAACAAAGTCATGGCAATGACAGAGAAGGGCCGAGAACTGGATGCGAAAGCCAAACTCCAAGCGAGTCGGCTAGCTTACAAGACGTACACCAAATTCATGCGTGTACTCAATGAGAAACACCTGACCCAGCGGGACATCTGTGCCAAGTATGGCGTGGAACCGCAGTGGTTGAATACTACACTGAAGTCCAAGAACTTCACTACTAGTACACTGTGTAAGCTTTCGATAATGCTTGATGTTCCGGTAAGTGATTTCTTTACCGAGCTTCCGGATATGGCTTTTTAGCCCGTTAGTTATTGTCACGATTGTTTAAATCTATACACTATACGATAGTCATGTTTGTATGGAGGCAGCAGTGGCGACTCTTTCCGGTAATGATCGGCAGTTGTATTTTGTCGAGTCCACGAATGACCTCGATAGTATTGCGTCTGATTTATTGCATGCACCAAGAGTAGCGATCGATCTGGAGACTGACGGATTCAATATCAGTACTCATGATACGGCTGGGTTCTGTATCGTGAGTGATAAAATACGTGCGTACTTCCCTGTCCGGCATCGTGGATCAACCTGCTTACCGGTATCACAAGCATTTAGTTTTCTTAATCATGTTTGCCGGTGTGTTCCAGAGCTGTGGTTTCACAACGCCGCTTTCGATGTAGCCATGATGATGCGAGATGGAATAGACGTACCGGATACCTCCATCCGCGATACATTGTTGGGTGCATACCTAGTTGGTGAGAGACGGACGAAGCTGAAGGTCATGGCGAAAGAGAAGCTTGGCATCGATGCTCCTGAGTACCAAGATGTCATGGGTCCACATCCGGCAACAGCATTGTTGTCAGATAATGTTGGACCGTACTGTATCTCTGATGGGTATCTGACACTGAAGCTGGCAGACCACTTGCTTCCACGTATGAAGCAGCATGCTGTCTACAAAGCGTGGAAGGATGTTGAATGTCCGTTTACAAAAGTCATTGCGTACATGAAGTTCTATGGGATGAAAGTCGATCAGAAGTATCTGGCTGATTACGACGTTACACTTCGCAAGAAGGTCGAGGATATAGAGCCGGTACTATTTGATTTTGTTGGTCATCCATTAAACATACGATCATCAACCCAGCTTGCCAAGGTATTGTATGATGAACTCGGTTACCGGATAAATGGGAAGATACCAACCAGCTTCAAAACTGGGAAGGTATCAACTGGCAAAGATGTGCTGCAGAATCTCGCATGGAGAGCGTCCGGCAAAGACAAAGAATTCCTTGAAGGTCTTATCTACTACCGTGGCTTGAAGACTTTGCTGTCGAGGTACACAGTTAAGCTCGTTGATTACGCAAACATGCATCCTGACGGTCGGATACGCGGAAATATAAATCAAGCAGTAGCGAGTACTGGTAGACTGTCATCTTCAGACCCGAATCTTCAGAATCTGCCGAGTCGGAGTGATGAAGGCATACTGATCCGTAAAGCTTTTATACCTGAAGAGGGTTGGACACTGTTGGATACTGATTATAGCCAAGTCGAGCTACGGTTCATTGCCCATTTTTCTCAAGATCCGAACATGTTATCTATCTATCGTACTGGGTATGATATCAATGGTAATTATGTTGGTGACATCCACCAAGCTACACAGAATTCCATTGAGACTCTAATGGGCCGTGGTATCGAACGTGTGCAAGCTAAGAACACCAACTTTGGTTTTGGTTACGGTATGGGCGCTGAGTTGTTCGCGTGGAACTGGGGTATTTCTGAGTCCGTGGCGAAGACGTTCAAGTCTGGTTATTTTCTAGCGTACCCACAGATTGCTGTACTGAACAAGTCTATCGTTGATTTCTGTGGTAAGCATGGGTACGTGGAGTCGATCACTGGTAGGAAGCGGTGGTTTGCCAACCCAAGCAAAGTATACTCAGATGCTATTAACAATCGTACACAAGCGTCAGCGGCTGATGCCATGAAGCTTGGTATGATCAACTCCATGAGAATCTTTGAGCAGCATGGTGTTATGGGTACAAAGGTGAAGATTATCATGACAGTCCATGATGAAATGATGACTGAGGTCCGAGATGATTATGTCGAGGAAGTCATTCCGTTGATCAAAGCGGCGATGGAGGAGGTTGGTAAGACTTTTGAACTTTCTGTACCGCTTGTAGCAGAGCCGGTTACTGGACCTAATTGGATGGAGGCACACTGATGTCGCGTTTTGATTTGAACATGGATGACTTTCGGGAGGGTATTATGAAAGCTACATACCCGTACCACCCAACCATGCCATCGATGGATCTGAGGATGAGGCAGGCAAGCCTGCTGGTTGAAGAGATCGGTGAGTACATGGCTGCTGCCCGGAACGGCGATTTCGTTGAGATGATTGATGCTCTGGCGGATATCATTGTCTACGCGGAGCAGGGGTTCCGTGAGATGGGCCTGGATGCACAGCCGTTCATGGAGATGGTGCATCAGTCGAACATGTCGAAGGCCAACGGACATCGCGACGCCGGTGGAAAGTGGATCAAGCCTACCGACGGCACCTATGTCCCACCTGACGTACCTGCTATTCTGTTGTCTCATTATGGTACTGAGGAAATACCGAAATGAATGTCCTGATCACACAGTTTGATGCAAAGCCTGTTGCAGTGCTTCGTCATGGTCTTGAGTTACCGCTGGAGATCCTGCATCCTGGTTTTATCCAGAAGGTCACTACATCGCTGACGTACCATTTACCTGCTACTGAATACGATCCTGAACGGAAGACAATAGAGGGATTCCAGATCCTATCTGGTAGTACACTGGTTATCCCTCGTCGGTTTGCAGAACATGAGGCAATCTTAGAGTCGTTCACGATTGAGGATCACTTATCTGATGGTAGAGCGTTGTCTGTGGAATCACAGCCTATTACCTTGCGCGACGAGCGGCAAGAGTCGTTTGTCTCGTTGGTATGGGAGGAAGTGTCGAATGGGCGTAGTGCGTATGGTGTGGCCGCTCCTGGTGTCGGTAAGACGGTTATGGCAATCGAGGTTGCTCGGCGGTACAATCGCTCGGTTGCAGTAGTAGTCCACAAGGACTTCTTGGCCGACCAGTGGATCGAACGTCTGAAGCAGTTCTGGCCTGGGGTGAGGATTGGGCGCTGCCAGCAGAAGCAATGCGATACCGGCTGGGAGTATGACGTGGTCCTGTGTATGGTGCAGTCCATCTGCAAGCCTGGGAAGTACTCAGACGACTTTTGGGACAGCTTCGGTATGACTATATGGGATGAGAGTCACCGCATGGGATCTGAGCACTGGAACCCGGCAATGTATGGATTCACTGCACGGGTGCAACTGATGCTGTCGGCTACTCCGAGGCGGAAGGATGGAATGCATAAGCTTCAGTTCTTGCAGTCCGCTCCGCCGACAGTGACAGTGAGTATGCCTGATAGGATTCCACGGATTGAGTCTCGGATGACTGGTGTAGAGTTGCCCACTGCATCGTATCGTTTTCGCGGTAAAGCAAACTGGGGTAGGATGATTACTCGTTTGGCGTTGCACCCATACCGTAACAGTCTGATTGTTACAGATCTAGTGGCTGCTGCTGCTGCTGGACGTACAATACTTGTGATCAGTGAGCGCCGTAAGCAATTGGATTCCCTTCAAGCATTGTTGAAGCAAGCTTCGCCAAACGTGGTGAGTGATCAGTATGTTGGTGGCAGATCGAAGGCTGAATTGGCTCAAGCGTCATTGGCCCAAGTGATATTCACGACATACCAGTTGACTAACGAGGGTTTGGATATTCCTTCGCTGGACACATTGGTAGTTGCAACTCCTCGTGCTGATATGGTGCAGGCCATCGGTCGGATACTTCGTGACATGGATGGCAAGAAGGAATCCTTTGTTGTTGATTACTTAGATAAAGTACCGGAACTATATGGATTGGCAATCAAGCGTAAGAAGAGTTTCATTACACAGGGCTATGATGTGCGTCGGTCGCGTGGGAGACGGAGTGATGACTGATCTTGAGATGAAACAAGAGATACTGGCAGCATTGAAGCCG